GATGTCAGCCTTTGTAAAGGGAAGCCGCGACGCACACAAGATGGCTGACAGGCAGAAGGTCGACCTACGGGACGCCTTCACGGTTTGGGACGAAAGGCTGCAATACCCAGGCGACCCCGCAGGATCAGCGCACAACACAATAAACTGTCTTTGTGGATTTTACGAAGAATTAAAATAAGAAACGGCAATGGAAGCAATGGTAGTAACAAAAAGCTGCGAATACCAGGTCAAGGACCTGGAGGACAAAAAAGGCATCGTCCAGATTTACCTAAACGCCTTCAACGTTGAGGACAGCGACGGCGACATCAGTCAACCCGGATCCTTCAAACGGACCTTTAAGAACAATGGCCACAGGATCCAGCATTGGCTGAACCACGACCGGAACCTGCTCCTGGGCGTACCAATCAAGCTCGGAGAGGACGACTTCGGAGCATATGCCCACAGCCAGCTCAACATGAATAAGCAGCTCAGCCGCGACGTTTTCGAGGACTATAAACTTTTTGCTGAACACGGCAAAACCCTGGAACACAGCGTCCGCGTCCAGCCGATCAAGTTTGAGGAGGACAGAGCAGGAGACCATTACACCAGGAAGGTCAGCGAATGGCGACTGATCATGGAGTACAGCACCGTCTACGGCTGGGGAGCTAACAGCGAGACACCGCTGATCGACATCAAAGCATTCTCCGACCTGGAGCTGATGATGCGCAAGGGCAACTACAGCGACGCCAAAGCCAGGGCAATAGAGGAGATGTACACCAAGCTGAAAAGACTTTTAGAATCCGACGACTCGCAACCCGGCACTCCCGAAGCGGACCCGCCAGCACTCGAAGGAGACGCAGAGAAGATAAATCATTTTTACAAACTTTTAAAATTCAATTAGGGATTATGGAAAAGAACGAAAAATCCGTAGAACAGATCGCCCAGGAGATCAACGACTCGATCACCTCACTCAAGGCATCTGTGAACGAGAAGGCAGATCTGGCAGTTTTGGAGACAAAGCATGACCAGCTCCTCGCCAAGCTCAATAAGCTCGTCGATAAAGACGGGAACCTCCTCCTGCCGGACGCAGTCAGCAAGCAGCAGGAGCAGCTCGATGAGATCAGCACCCAGCTCAAGCAGCTCGGCGAATACCAGGAGGCCAAAGGCAAAAGCATGGGAGAGCAGATCCGCGAACAGCTCAAGAGCGACACTTTCAAAACCAAAGTAAAGGCTTTCTCCGGCAGAGGAGAGATAGCCGGTTTTGAGGTAGCTCGCAAGGCCGCTAACATCGATACCGACGACATCAACGCCGGTACGATTGAAACCCAGACCGAGGTAGGAGTTAGCTCCGCACCCTGGCGCAACACCCCAATATGGGACAACATCAACAAAGGGACCATAGGCCAGGGCCGCGACAGCGTCAGCTGGTGGGAAGAAACAACCCGCACCGACTCCGCAGAGATGGTCACCGAGCAGGCTGCTCCTGCAGCAGGATCCGCCAAGACCTGGACCAAGCAGAGCATGGACATCAAGATGATCAAGGACTTCACCAAGGTCAGCAAATCGGCGCTCGAAGATTTTGAGTACATCACCAGCGAGGTCAACGACCTGATCAGCAACGGCATCCCCCGCAAGAGGGAAATACAGCTGCTCGAGGGAACCGGCCTGACCGTCTACCTGAAGGGGATCACGCAGTATGCTAAAACCTTCGCGCTCCCGGCCAACTTCAACAAGGTCGCATCAGCCAACGAAGGAGACTGCCTCGCCGCAGCCATACTCCAGGCCCAGAACGGGAACACCGCCGACGCCAACAAAAAGGGACTCACCCCGAACCTGATCCTTTTGAACCCAGGTGACAAGATCAACATGAGACTGCTCAAGAACAGCCTCTACGGTTACCTCCAGCACCCGATGCTGAGCCAGGACGGAGGCCTCTTTGAGGGGATAAGGATCGCAACCAGCCTGGACCTGGATCCGGGACAGTTTGTGGTCGGAGATTTCTCCAGGGCAAAAGCCTACATAAAGAGGACCATGCGCATCAGTTTCCACTACGAGAACGAAGATGACGTTTTGAATGACCTCGTACTTGTGCTCGCCAGCGAGAGGATCGCCGGCCTCAAGGTGACCACAGCGGACGCCTTCGGATTCATCACCGGCACGTTTGCCGCCGCCAAGCAACTAATTGAATCTAACGAGGCATAGCCAGAAAGGAGAAGATGACATGAAAAAACTAATTACCATATTAGCAGTTTTCGCGCTTTTCTGCGCATACGCCCAGGGCCAGACCGCGACCATCACCAAAGTACTGGCAGCCAATCAGACCTACTACGAGTACACGCCATCAGCAGCGCAGTACATAGGAGGAGCCAACGGTTACGACACCCTGTACTTTGAGATCCTGACAAACAAGCATACCCCGGTGAATTGCAACGCCAGGGTAGAGGTCGCATCAAGGAAGGGAACCACCGACACCTACGACGTAGATCTGGAAGGCAAATTATTTGCCAACAGCACCTACGCGGCAATAGAGGCGAACTCAGCAGTCACCGCATCAACGGAGCTGACAGATACGACATCGTACCTGGCGCTACCGTCCGCATATTATCGCTATTACAGAGTAATCGTCAACGGTGACGACGCCCCGGCAGCGACGACCGACAGCCTTACATTGAGTAAGGTGATATTCAAAATTTACCAAAGGTAGAAACCACGAAAACGGGAGGGGAACACCCACCCTCCCATTTTCATAAAACCACAGACATGGCAAAGACAACAGTAACACTAAAAAACGGAAAGACCATCCAGGTCATGCCCCGGGAGGTCGAAGGACTACGCAAAGCCGGACTTCTGAGAGGGACTGAAACCGCTAAGGAAAAAGCAGCCAAGGAAGCAGCCGAAGCAAAAGCCGAGGAAGAACTCAAGGAAGCAGCCGAAGCTCTTTTAAAGGAAGAAAAGGCCGATACTGAAACCAAGGAATTCAAAGCCGACGCCGATACTGAAACCAAAGAGGAACAGCAGGAGCAGGAAAAGTCGAAGCAGAGGCCGGTGAATATTTCGGCAGCAAACGTGAAGATCGCAAAAAAATAAGGCAATGGACACAAGGATCAACACCGACCTCGTACAGGAACCCATCAACCAGGAGGAGTTGCAGAACTTCATCAAGTTCGATGACGACAACCCCCTGGAGGAGGCGCTCATCGCCAGCATGATCAGCGCGGTCCGCTCCCACTTTGAGCGCCGCACCGGCCTGGCATTTGCAGCAAAAACCCTCGAAACGCAGTTTAGATCCACGGATCGGCCATTCATCCTCCCGGTATCGCCTGTTATTTCCGTCGACAAGGTAGAGACCATCGACAGCGAAGGGACCAAGACCGAACTAACCCTTAACAGCGATTACTACAAGAGAGGACTGTACGAGGTCGAGATCCGACCGATCGCACCAACGACAAACGACCTGCTGGTAACCTACCAGGCAGGATACGGAAGCGACGACACCCAGGACCTGCCCCAGGACTTAAGGTACGCCATGATGGCCCAGATTAAGCAATGGTACGACAACCGGGACGATTTCTACGAGTTTAAGATCCTCGGCAGCATCGAGAAGATCCTCTACCTGCACAAGACAAAACTGATATGAGGCCAACAAAGTACACCAGCCGCATCACCGTCCAGAGAAGAACCCCGGACCCCAACTCAATAGCAGGTTGGAGCAACGTCTGGGCCGACCTTTACACGACCTGGGCATCGGTAGCTCCGGTTAAAGGCTACAAGAAGCTCCAGTACGCAAGCCTGGAGTATGACCAGCTGCAGGAGGTGGAAATGCGCAGCCGCACCCAGAACCCTGACGCAGACTGCCGGATCCTCATAGCAGGAACGGCGTACCAGATAATAACGACACCAATCGAGGAGAACAGCCGCGTAACTTTTGACATAGGGAGGAACATGGAATGATAACATTGAAGATAGACGACGGACCGTTCAAAGCGCAGATGCGCGACTTTGCCAAAAAGCAGGAAGGAGAATTTAAACGGGCAATAATCGAAGCAGCAACCCAGATGGAGAAACTCGCCAAGCTGAAGGTGCGAAACTTCACCCGGAACTCCAAGGTCCGCAGAGGCTATCTCCACAACCAGATCCAGAAAGAGATAACCAACGCCGGCTTTGTCGGAGAGGTCATCAGCCATGCCAATTACAGCCAGGCATTTGAAGAAGGAACGCGCCCACACACAATCCGGATCCGCCAAAAAAGAGTGCTGGCAGGACCAAAGAGAGGAGCGCCAGCCGGCTGGGCAATTTCAGCAAAATCAGCTGCCATGGGTTACGCAACCTACGGCAAGAAAGTACAACACCCCGGCACACAGCCGCACCCGTTTCTG